AACGTCAATAGTTGTTGAAGTTGTGCCGATGATAGAAAACGGAGTACCCCAATAATCAATAAAATAAAATCCTATTTGTTTCTGTCCTGCACCCGGGTTATTTGAATCAATCGCCTTAACTGACATTCTGAAAGTTGCCGGATTAACTCCCTGACGAGTTAGCTGAAAAACATCTTTCGCAAGTGTTCTCCATGCTACTACCGGACTATATTTTGTTGCTATACTCATGAGAAAATCAATTCAATTCTTATAGCTAAATCAACTGGAGCTAAACCCTCAATTATAACAGTCGACCCATTGCACACAACTCCTGAATAAGCCGCCCCGAATCCGGGCAATAACCGTTCATTATCGCCGTCAATCTCAAAAATGTTAATCGAAGATAGTTTCCGTTCGGTCAATGTGTGAGTGACCAGAAGATCATAGACCGAATTAGCCGCTAATGTCCATCCCGTTGGGTAGTCTGTCGTTTCCGTAGCTCCTGCCACACGGGTAGCGACTACCCTACTGGCCGTATTCAGGTCAATTCTGAATGTAGTTCGGGTTCCATCCAAGTTACCAACAGCTGATACAAGTGTTAATAGGTCACTCATTACCTCTTGCAGTGCATCTTCTACGTTAGTTGACTCATATATTTCTGCTGCATCTGCAATACTTACGCCCGAGGCCGTTGGTGCAGAAGCTGAAAAAACCGTCTCAAGTTCGGTTAGATTTGATTTGAATTTATATAAAACTCCGGCTATCATTATCTGCTTACCTGAACTACGTGACCCTAATGGAATACCTGCCAAAACTGCGGCTTCATCTGCCCAGTCAGTTCCTTCATTAAGATAATGTTCATCAAGTGGCCGTTGTGAAGCCATTAAAAAACCTATTGCCTTTTGTGTACCAGTTGCCATGTCGTTAGAATTTATACTGTACTGAAAAAGATGTAACCGTTACCGATGATTTTAGCGTGTAGATTGTAAAATTGATGGTATTTCCGTCAATTGTAAAATCTAAGGTAGTTACATTGAATCCTGAAATAATCTCATCGCCAATGTTGTCAAGAATTGAAGAAAGCGACCCAAACGAAGTAGGATAAGCAAAACAGAACCTCGACCCTGAAATAGTGTATACTTTAGTTTGATTAGTCTTACTGGCCGCGATTGGAGTGATTAGCTTAACGTCCGCCTCTGATGGAGTGGCAGAAGTAACCGCACCGACATACATAGGAGTGCCTGTAATTGGAGGAGTTATACCGCCATCAGTCACCCCAATTGAATCAACATTGATACCAATTGCATTTTTTTGAGTCATTTTTATTGATACTTGATAAGAGGTTGAACCACCGAAAGGAGATTGTTCTATTTCACCATTTTTGACATATTCAAGATCGTTAACCGTAAACACGTCAAGACTTGTAATCATTCCTAATTTAGTAGCCATATAGTCAGGGATCGACCCTGTTTTCAAAATACGACCCGAATAATATGAAGCCGAAATAATGGTTTTACTTTGTGATCCTTCCAATACTTCATTTTCATCGGTATCATTAGGCTCAATGTCCTGCGCTTCGATGAACATATCCATGTAATAGCCTGCACTTGTCAAAGAAAACCAGTCAATAAATACCCCAGGCACATCGGATTCAATACGTGAAACATTGGTATATTTCACATATTTCATCAATCCTTTGTCTATTAAATCAATTAAATCAGTTGCTAAAATTGGTTCGCTTGTCAGTGTATCGGTTCCGTTCGATACAGTGAAATAGACTTTTTTGTCGTAGTAATCCGCATCCAGAGTCACCACGAAATTAGTGTAATAACGAACGTCTGACGTTCCGTAACTTGTATCGTACGATTTTATAACCGAATCAATTTCATCAGTTCCGCAAAACGACTTAAGGGTTATATGATCTGCGCTGTCGGATTCAAATTGAATGTAAACTACGTGATCTTTTTGAAACTTCTGATAATATGGAATTATACGAGCGTTACCCTGCCTTCGGGTATTATGGAGTCTGTTCCACATATTCGGGTAACTTCCTGAAGTATCTTTGAAAGTAATGCTGTTTAAAATCGAACTTGCTATCATTATACAAATCTTTCTATAATTGAAATTTCGGCCTTATCCTCGTCGTTCTTCATTTTCAAATTTAGTAAAAATCCTGATATTTCACTACTAAATGTTAAATATCCGTACATATTTGATTTTAAGGATTCTAAATCTTGTTTGGTGAACATTATATTAACAGTGTGCTTTATTGGTCTGTAAATCGGACTTCCCAAGTCTGTCACATGAATGTCGGCATTTTCCGCTATTGAATATTCATCGCTGCCTGATTGTGCAGTGCCTGAAGTTTCCAGCGAACAAACCTTATCAGTCTTTTGAAATTTCAGGTAACTGGAAGTAAACTTTGTCATCCCGGCAGCGATTCTATTACCGTGCCTAAAAAGCATCCGCGAAGGGGTGAAATATCTGTTTAAAAAATCATCTTTAAAAAGACTTGAATCATTATCAATAGTAATATTTTCGCCCTTTTCAGGCTTCCACGGTGTAATAGTTCCTTTTTGAGACTTTACAATAAATATAGAGCTATCCCCTTTCGTGTCGGTCGTACCTGAGGTTCCTATCGGATTGGATATGTTGTCATAGATTCCCTTTGTATCTCCGCGGTAAGGTGAAATATTTTCCCACTTTGTAGCTGTGTTCATGATAGAAGTCCGCTGATTCGTCGTATTTGGTTCTGACCTTCCATTCATGGTCAAGTATTCGTAAGATTCAAACCCTGACTTTAAATCAACTGGAACCAGTTCGGGCATAACCTGAGATTGAATATCGTACTTTGTGATCCTTTGGGATAATGGAGGATCGAAAATAACTTCTGCATCTTCAAAAAAATGTGAATATTCTTCAATCCTGATTCTTTGATTCAGGTCACCAAATAGGGCTTCGTTCACTTCCAAAGAATAACCGACATTCCAGATAGCTTTGATGGATTGGAATAGTTTTTTAAAGTTCAGTGCAAGTGGACTGTCGATGTTATCCAATTTTGCACCCCTTAGGTTCATTCCACTTTGGATGTGAGCAAACCGCAATTGATTTTCTGCTGAATAACTTACCCCTTCTCTGTAATTTACATCTTGCCTGCCAAAGAATTCTGAATAAATCGGGTATCTAACATCTAAAATCTGTTGTGCGGTTCGTTCAATGGCTTCATAGATAGGGAAACCTTCAGCGGTCACCTCTGGACTTTGAGTTACTACCTGGGTTATTTTTAAATCTGAAATAACCGTATAGGCAGTTGTATTGTCAATTCCTGCATTTCTGCAAACAAACTTTAAGCTATTTCCTTTTGCACATGAGACAGTCACAAAATCATTGAATGTATAGTGTCTGTTTTCGCCTCCGAATTCACCAAGTACAGTTTCATAGACAATATTTCCGGCTGTGTCTGTCTCTACAATCTGAACAGACCAATTAAAAGATCCTATATGTCTCTGAGTAACGCGACATATGATACCATAGTAAATCTCTAATGACTCATAAGTGAATGAAGCATCTTTCAAAAAAGGTTGAACGGTGGCTATATTGGTTATTTTAGTCATATACCCAACTGATAGTAAATCGTGAAATTCACTATCTATTAATTCAATAGGCATCTGAGTGTAAGATATTGACCCTGTAATTCGATCCAACAAAACACCGCCGTTATATTGGTATTCTTTATGAAAGTTTGCCCGATAGAATACATTCGTCGAATCGTAGTGAATGTTTTTCTTTAACCCTGAATAATCGCTGATTGTCTGACCTCCGATAGTGACCAGGTTCATGAGGTTAACGTCAATATCCTGCCTATTATCCAGTTTGGTTTGAGTTGAGCTGTTGATAGCTTTGACTCTTATTCCAAAAAAGAAACGGCCTACTTTCACCTTTTCATAAAAATTGAAATTGATGTCAAAACGCGAAGGAAACTCAACATATGAGCGGGTTGTAAATTTCCACCAGTAGATTATAAGGGTGCATTTAGCATTGAGTTCATAGGCTTCGAATAGTTTCCTTAAAAACTCTGCCCCATTGCCAACAAATGTTAAAGAGTCAGCATGAAAAGAGCTGAACACCCCACCACTTTCAAGGTCTCTTTTCATCTCCAATGATCCCGACTTCCATTCTAACGGCTCCGGTGAACAGATAACATAATCCGTTTCAGACACCAGTTTGAAGAGGTATTTGGCAGGTGTGCTGGACTGAATTGTATTTGGCCATGTTATCATTAGCTACGAGTTAAGCGGTTTAAATAAATTGTTTGTGAGTGCGATGTACCTTGACCAATAGGTCGATAGTCTTTATCGAAAATCGCTACTGGCTTGTTAGCAATTGTTTTGTTTAACTTTTCAAGTCCTGCTAAAATCCTTTCATCGGAAATAGAGACTCCCTGAACTCTTCTGTCTGCCGCCCCGATCAATCTTTCTGTTTCAGGATTGGAATAGATTCTCGCTCCCTTGAATTTTGCGCCATCGAAATAGGTGGCTTTATCTGCCACAATTGCACCCCCTCCAACGGGAAACATTACTTCACGGCCTGCCTCACCGAAAATACCGCGCGATTCTGCTGATTGTGTACCTTTTGCGTACTTTGGCACTGGCCTTGCTGCAACCAAAGCAGCTTGTAAAACTCCCTGTGCAATTACCCAAGCCAAGAATGGCATACCGCCAGTTAGCGGTGATTCTGCAACGGCTTTGGCCGCTCCTATACTTGTTTGCAAGGCTATACTAAATAAGGCTTGTATCTTTTCGTTTTGCGCTTGTTTTGCCTTTAATGCGTTTTCTTTTTTGGTATATTCTGCTTCAAGTTTAGCCCTTTGCTCAGTAGTCAATTTTGAATTGGAAAGTTTCGCATCCTTTTCTACTTGTAATGCACTCAATTCTTTTTGAATGGCCATGTTTCTGAACTCGAATACCCCCGCGAGTGCATCCTTGGCAAAGTCGAGTTTAGCCTTTTTTAAATCTTCTTCAATCTTCTTTTGCTTGTCGGCTTCCTCTTTGGTTTTCTTTGTTTTTTCTTCCTGATTTTTATTGAACTTTTCAATCTCATCTGCATCCGATGTTTCCAACCATTTCCAAAGATCATCCTGAGCTTGTTTCTCTGACTTACGATCATCATCTTTTTGTTTGAGAAACTTCTCATTTTCTGACATTACATCTTCAAGAGCTTTTATTTCAGCTTCGGAAGCTTTTTGAATCTCTTCAATTTTATTTTTAGTTGCTTCCTCATTTTTCTTTTGAATCTCTTCAATAAACCCTGTCATTAAAGATTGATTTCGCTTATTTGTGGCAAAAAACTCTGTATCTGCTTTGATAACTTTAGCATAGGATTCTTCAAGTGGAGCGAATTTTGATGAACCACCAATTAAATCCCACATTTTCTGAAGAGATGCTGATGAGGCTAGAGTAGTTTTTTGTTCTTCTGTTCCTAATGCAATAAAATCCCTTAATTGCTGTCCGGTAACTCCTGATATTTTTGCACTCAATGCTGCTTTGTCGGTATCAATTTCAAACTGACGTTGAGCAAATGATACTTCCCTTTCAGATTGTTCTTTGCTTAATTTCATAGCCTCCTTTATTGAGGAAAGCCTTTCGTTATCTGACTTAGTGCGGTCTTTAGCAAGAAACAATAGTTTTTGGATTTGATTCTCTTCCTTGGCTGATTCAGAAATATGGAATGTTAATTCCTTATTTAATGCACTCTGAGCATCTACAAGATTCCAGGCCTCCCTAGCCGCATTTCCAATTTCTTTCCCCATTCCTGATACAGACTTTGAAAAGAGATCAGCAGACTTTCTAAATTCTCCTGAAAATAAAGCCTTAAAAGCATCAATAAGAATGACGGCTCTTTCGCGAATCACATCAAAAATAGCCCCAATACTGGCCATTACCTCTTTTATGAATTTACCACCTGAAGCTGTTGAAGAAAATACAGCTCCCAATGCAGCAAATGCCGCAACTATTCCGGCAATTATTGCACCAATCGGATTAGCAATTAGTAACAACAATGTTTTTGCCATTCCCTGAAGCCCTGAAATTACACTCCCAATAGGACCGGGCATTTTACTAAGAGCCTCACTGTAACTTCCTACTCCTCTTTGATGCCTGTTAGTAGCTTTTTCAGCATTTTCTATTTCGCTACTTAATCTATGTATTACTTCGGCCATTTCCTTTGTCCTAACCCCTGCCTTATCATACTGGTCAGTAAGCTCTTTTAGCTTTTGCCTCATTCGGACAAGTGAACCCTCCTCCGCTTGTTCGGCCTTAATCTTGTCAGTAATAGCTTTTGTCTGCTGTTGAATAGCGATCTTATTTTCAATCAAAGTGGTTATTCTTCCATCTTCAAGTTGTTTCAACTTGGCTTCACTGGCGGCAAGCTGTTTGGAAAGAGCATCCAATACTTTGGTATTCTCAGAAGTTTCTTTCTGAACTTTGGCTACAAGATTCAAATTAGCTGCACTCTCTTTAATGGAAGCGTTCCCATCTTCAATAGTTTTAACCAGCTTCAAATAGTTTGTAGCCGTGTTATTCAGCGTTGTATTTAATGAGTTGAGACCCGAATTAATCTCCTCAATCTGCGCTATCTCCTGAGTCTTGGCCATGATCTTCTTTTTTTGTTTGTTTAATTCGCTCTTCTGCCATCTTCTTCATCTGAATGAATGTAATTAACCTCATATCTTCTTTGTAAGGTTCACTCATGTAATTGAACACAGAATAGATGATTTTGGATAACGGCACTTCTTTTTCTTCGTTGTCTTCATTTTTTGGGTACAATTCATCGTACTTATCAATTTTATGTTGAATGTAATCCTCAAATGTTTTAAAGTCGCTTGGCTCTTTAATTTCAATGCCCGTGAACCTTTTTACTTCTGATACAACCTTTTCAAGTTGCGGCGAATCTTTGTAGTCTTTTTTCAGGATTAATTTCCAACCGTTGATTCTACTTTTGAGTTTGATCTCTATCTCCAGTGCTTTATAGAGTGCTTCAAGGATTTGCAGTTTTCGATATTCGATAACTTTGTCAAAATCATCCTGAATGTTGTTTATCGCCTTGTTTCCGATTGATTCAAAGATTTGTTTTGCCAAAAACTCAAGTTCTTTCCGATATAACCACAAAGGAGTTAGCCAATATTTTTTGAGTGATTTGGCTGATTTAGATTCATCCAAAATGATTATATCCTTAATCGTTATCTCGTGTAATTTCTTGATCATCCGAATACCTTTTTTAGATAATCGTCAATAATTGACTTATTGTTTATTTCCGTTGCCTTAGGTTTATTTTTCGGTGAAACTCCGAATATCTTACCGTAATTTTGTTGCAGAAAATTTACCTTTTCATCATCCGATGTGATAATGTATTCTTTTTCAGTTGGTAATGTCAGGATCATTCCCGCCTGAAAATCTCCCCTATCAAATAGATTAGGTTTGCTCTTTCCTTTTCTTCGTGCGTATGGCTTGCTCAAATATTGTGACTTTGTGCGGGAGTGAATCAACGGCTTATCGTTTGCATCAAGCGAAGCCAACATTTGCGACTTATTGAAAGAAAGCATTTCCGTCTCATTTGATTCAATCACCCTTATCACATTGTCTTTAAACTCTGCTAAGTATTGATTGCTGCGCTTTTTTATGTCAAAGATTCTACTCATAAAAAAAGAGGGTGACTGTCACCAACCACCCTATTTTTAATTAAACTTTTTCCGATTTCGGTTTCTGCACTGGAACCTTTACCCCAAGTATCTTAGCAACCTCTTCGGGGGTTTCCTTTACATTTTTCAGACTGTTCTCATAGAATGAAATAAACTCTTTCCATGTCCATTTCGACCAGTCGATATTCTCGTTTATGTCAGTGTCCCCGAATTTCATACCGGAACATTAAGGACGTTTGACAAATAAACGACGTGGGAAGAAACAACAGTAGACGCTTGGATCTCAAAGTCCCCTGTGAGTTTGGCAGTGTTGTTCAGGAATGTAACTGAATACAATCCCAGGTTAGCACTCGTTGCAGTAATTGCAGTTGCCGCCCCTCCTGTATCTGTTGTAAGTGATACGACCTCGAATTGTGCGGCAGTGGTAAGACCAGCGTAAGGTGCGCCAGTTGCTCTTTTGGTTGCCTTCAAAACCACAATACCGGTAGCCACATCGTAAGGGGTTACTACCTCAATGTTGATACCAACCGGAACAAGTGCTTCCAATTCCTTGCGGGTAAAGTCAGGAGTGATAACTGAAAAGTTTTTCATCTGCTCAACATCGTCGAACATGATGTTAAACTCATGAGCTTTTTGTTTCTCTGCACCCCCTGCCTTTGGAAGATCGTAGTTGATATACAACCGACCGCAGAAACCGATCTGAAGTCCTGCACTGGTCAACGGAGTTAACAGTTTACCGTCTGAAAGAACTGGGATAAAGTCAAACTCTTTCCCGTCGGCAGCAAACCAGTTCATGTAATCAGCATAGGAAATCATACCGTAAGCGGTGAACTCAGGGGCAAAGTCCTTAGTCTTTTCTTTGAATCCTGTATTGGAGGTCACCATTTCCGGCGCGGTAGTTTTAGTCTCAAAGCCCCTGTCTACATTAAGATAGGTTCCTTTGATCGCTGCGGTAGTAGCTGGATTCAATAGAGCTTGCCATCCTGCTAACGTCTTGGCCGCGGCTACGGTTTGGGTAGTGTTTTTTTCAACTATCAACAAGCCTTTTACATCTTGAAGAAATTGTTTACACTGCCCTGTGCCTGTGAATTTAAAATTTTTGCATGACATATTTTAACAATTTTTGTAAATGATTAGATTTTTTAGATTTATCTCTTTAGCAGAAACAAAATCAGGAATACCCGATCCGCTGTCTAACTTGCCATCTGGAATATCATTTGTCAGAAAGTTGTACGCAGTCGGAAACTCAACATTTGGCGCATACATCAACTCTTTAATCAACAACTCGAACAAAGGATCAATCACTGTATCAAAGTTATGAGTGTAACGCTCGTCTGTATTGTCATCCTGCACAGCTAAGTCACAAATAAAAACGCGAGGCGAAATTGTGTAAATGTAAGGATCAATCCACTGTTGCTGATTATTCGCACTTTCCCAAACCAGCCAAATCAACGGATACTTTTCAATTTGGTTGTTATCCTTTATGTTCAGACTTTCGATTAAGTCCGAATAAAGGCCAAACTGAAAGTAAGGCTGAAGCCCTTTTGTAGGATCGTATTCTTTGCGAACCTCATCGACAACAAGTGAAAAAATATCCTTAAAATTCATATTCCAAAGGCATTAGTGTTCCATTTTGGCGTAAACATCCAATCGGGATAGGTATATTTATTGGCGAATAAGAAGTTATAGGCCGATGGGTCGCAGTTGAACGTATAAGGAAGCTGACTTGAAGGAATAGCGGTAATTTCACCGCTGTAACCGCCTAAATACTTTTTATATTCAGGTGGAATAATCCCATACAGCGACCTCATGCGCTCCCATGCGTTACAGAGTTTATTTACAGATGAAGCCCGCATATCATTACCTGAAGGAGTCTTAATAACCCCTACCCCTGACAAGTGAGTGACATCTCGCGAAACATACTGGTAAAAAGTATAGTAAGCTATTAATGACTGTTTTGCGGTGTTTTGCAGTCCTTTCCATTTAAGGAGTATTTCCTGACCCCTGAAATTATGTGTAAACTCTGCCCCGTCAACCAAATCCTTATAGATTTGTGATTGAGGTACGCCGTTAATACAATCAGCGATCAAAAGCGAATACAACTTATACCCAAGCAGATCAATAAGTATTTCCTCTTCATATTGAACTATTGCCTGATCTATATTTGTTGCATTCTTGTCCAGATTAGGAATGAATGCCTCGCCTACAAAATATGAGCTGTCAATAAACATCGCTTACTTTTTTACTTTCGGTTTTTTAACATGCTTTTTAACATGCTTAACTTCCTCACTGCCATCAACGGGAGTTGCGAGACCCTTGTTTGCAAGAATCTCAGCAACTTTACCGCTAATTTTTTTACCTTTAATGATTGCTTCCATTATCGTGGTGGAAATATTCTTAGTGTTGCACCCCCTATTTTAACAGCACAAAGTGTATCAGAGATCACAACGAACTTAAACCGATTCAGACAAATACTATCATTCGCTACAATCTTCTTAGTTGTTGTAACTCCTGCCGTAGAGGAAATAACCCCATCGGATGCAATAGCCCCAATACCTGTCATCGCTCCGGTTGCAGATATACCCCAATCACTCGAAGTGATAGCCATAGTTGCTCCGGTATTACCCACGACATAGGCCGATCCACCTCCGAGACTCATAATATTTGAGGTCTTACAATCAAATGCGGTGATCTTTGTTTGTTGCGTTGCTCCGCTTGCTACAAATGTAACTTTCAGGTAGTTGTAATTCAATGGAGCTGTCGAAGTGATTGTAATAGGGTTATTGCTCGAACTTGTCCACGTTACAGGACTTCCAATCTGAACCCATGAACCGCCGGAAGTAACCTTGCCATATGCTGTAACAGCAACAGAAGGCGAACCGGACACAGTGGTGAGTGATGCAGTGAAAGTCTGATGCTGCAAGTACTGCTGAAGATTAGTAATAGTGAATGTCACCGTTTCAGAAGTATTGATCGTATCGCTGGCGTTCAGGGTAAAGCGATTCAAAGTAGTGTAACCACTCGGAATACGCAAACTCCTATTTGCCGCCATGCTGACAATTGCCGCAAAAATCAGCACGGAAAAAAGAATTGCCTTTTTCACGGTTATACTTTTACAAGTGCGTTCCAGTCGGTATCAACAGCAGCGGAATAAACCACGGCAGCAGCGTCACGAACAGCAAAAGCCACACGAACCTTAACAACTACGGTCTTTTGGCCTTCGGTCAGGTCGGTTCCATTGTAACCAATCTCGAGCGTCATCTCTTTGCGCTTGCCAATCAGCAGTTGTTTGCTGTCAACAACAAACATCGTATCAGCAGTGATTCCGGTTGATTCAAAAATGCGCAAACCGGAAACGAATACTGGACGGCCAAGCTGGTCAAACGTGATACGCCTGTCGCTGATTGAATTGTTGAACAAGTCTTTCAACTGTCCCAACTTAACCCTTTCAACAGGATTCATGATCACTGCATCAGGGAGATACTTATTGTTCTTAACCTGAAATGCCAAAAGGTCGATCAAGTCGATCATATTACCACCTGCGATAGTTCCGGCATAGTCCGTACCGTTCCATGCTGTATGCTTCGTAGCTGCGGCTAAACCTTTCAGTGTAGCGACATCATCACCGGCTGCACCGCCAAGAATCTGACTGTCCACGTTGTCAAGAATCTTTGAAGGGAATACCATTGCAATTTCATCCATTGCCTCAGGAAGATCATCCAATGTCTCATCGGAAAGAGTTCCGTAGGTTGCAATAGTGAACGCCTTGAACTCGATAGTTTTCAGCAAAAAGCTGGATTGACCAGGTGCGGTTCCTTCAGTTTTAGTTCCTGCTCCATCGGAATAGGAATAAACAACCAACACGGACATATAAGGCTTATTAATAGCCTTTGAAGGCATCCACTCCATGACGTGCGGATAGATGGTCAGCGGAATACTAACCCTGTTAGGGTCAAGTTCAGTCAGGCGAATATTTGCTACGTTGTTCTGAACGATGTTACTTTCGAGCATGTCAACTGCCTTCAGTGTGAACACCGGAGTAGTTTTATTGCCTTTTTCGGTGAAATAATCTTTCAGTGAAAGACGTTTGCCGTTGTCGTCGTTCTTCTCAGTCAGAACGGTTGCAGCTTTTTCCATCAAAGCCTCTTCGATAGCTTCACGGAAACTTTTTACCTTACCGGAGTTTGGCTGTGCTTTCGCATTCTCTGCCATTGCCTTGATAGCGGCTGCGTTGGCTGCTGTTGCTGTCAGAAGATTGTCGACACTTTCTTTAAGTGCGGCCATTCCGGCGTTGTCAAGTTTCTCCTCAATCATTTTATTGATCGCGGATACCTTTTCGTTAAGGGCTTTCTCGGTCACATTTTCTTTTTGTGAGTCAGCGATAAGTCCCTTGATTTGTTCCAACAATAGTTCTTTGTCGGTCTTAGTTTCTGCCATTTTGTTAATTTTTTAAATGGGTTAATAAATAATTGTAATCAATGCCTTTTGGAGTGGATTTGCCCGGCTCACAACCGTTTTGAGTGCCACAAGGCGGCTCATCTGGTTCAATCATTGGCATACCTTCAACAGATATAACCGGAGTTGCCGAATTGCTTCCAAGTGGGACGGCTGAACCTTCAATACATTTTGCTTCCAAAACATACCAAAAATAGCCTTTTGCGTCTGCCACCTCAGCGTTAGCAATCATCGGATAATATTTTTTCCATGCCTCAAATTCATTCGGATAATCTTCATCGTTAATAGCCATGTCGATTTTTACATAATACATCCCAACAGAGTGATTACGAACCCAGCCGTTCAAATATTGGTTCAACATGAACTCGTTACGTTTCTTCTCAATTGTTGATTCAAATGTCAAACCCTCGGTAACCCCTGCGTATGGATAACCAAGTTCCTGCCACGTGTAAGTCCTTGTGTATGCTTTAAGATTCTTGCCGTCAGAGATGATCTTATCGAACTCCATTTCATGCTCCTGAAGGTGCATTAGCATTTTATTCTCTGCAAGACTCTTTGTCCAAATACCTGGGATATGCACATCACCATGACAGTCCAAAAAGTTTGTAGTATTGATGATGACCATTACTTTAAGATTGTCTTGTAAAGCTGGATCAAGTGGGTTCATCTCTTCTTTGGTGGATCCGATAGCTTTGTCCCAAAGAATTACAGGCTGTACAGAAATACAGTCCGCCTTTTTCATGACCGCCTTTTTTTGTGCAATCAATTGCTTTTTATTTTTAAACAAAAAATCAAACATCTCTTTTTGAGAGTTGAATTGTTTAGTTCCGTAGGTAATTGATTCCATGTCTTTACTTTTTAATGTATTTACCTGACTCTTTCAGCTTCTTTGTCTTAAGATCTTCAATTTGCTCTTTTGATAATTTTATTTTGCTCATGGCTGTACGATTTGAGTTTCTGCTGGTTGTGATTTTGCATTTGATGATAGCGTTTCAGGACGTTGATATTTATACAGATTACCACCGTTTAACGCACCTACTGGAGCAAGTTCAAGTAATGTTCTGTATTCATCCCATGTAATCATGCTATTATTGTAGGCCAATTCTGCCGACCTTGCGTTCAATGACAGAGCAATAGCCTTTTCTTTGTAGGCTTCCTGAAGCGAGATGATATGGGAAAAGTCAGTCCTTAATTCAAGACCGTATTTTCTGAAGTTGAGGCGCTCGGTATAATATTGATCTTCATTCTCAACAAGTGGAATGACTGTATCCTGATAAAGCCTACGAACTGCCTGAACTTGATTTTCAAATGTTGCACCTTTCATGTAAACTTTATACAATTCAGTAGGTATGCCGAAACCATTTGAGATAATCATAGCATTATTGGCGAACTCATCATAAATACCAAGCTCCTGACTATTCATGATAGTTTTGATGTAGTCAATGTCAGAATAGCTAATCAGGAATTGGTTTTGATGATCCCTAAGTCCGTAATCGCTTTTGAAAGTGTCGTCAATCTCTTTCTTTGCCTTGTCTCCAAGTGGTATCTGTGTTCCTGTTCCGTCTTTGTTATTGGCTTTGATGATACCCTGCATACCCCTACTTTTCAGGATTACATTCATGGCCTCGAATGCCAATTGAGTATTTGTAATAGGGTAGCGAAGTGATTCAAGACGGGATGATCCAATAATTGAATTACCAACATCTGAAAGGTTAATATCGTTAAAGTGAATAATCTTATCCGGTGAATACTCCCTAACTGGATCATAATTGATTAAAGAATACTTTTCAATGATTCCCTTTATATCGACCTGATCGTAAATCTTTCCTGTCTGCTTGACCGTAACCCATTCAGATGGAAGATTGTACATGGTCTGTACTGTTTGAATATCAGTGTCGAATGTTTCAAGAGGGTTATTCAGATAAATATAATTATTCCCATAAGTGAAAAACATGAACATACGTTCCATGTTGAACTCCTTAACTGACTGTAAAGGGTTTGGCCGATCTACAAAAAGTCTACGCGCGTTCTTTACTCCTGTCTTTCCTGAACTCCAGGGCACTTCGTTTCCATTTAAATCGACAAGGTATTTTTTTCCATTCGCCGCCGCACTTGCAAGAATCGAAATGCAACCGTTTAATACTGGATTCTCTGCTACTGCTCTTCGGTATTCATGGGGACTGCGAAGCGAAAGCCATGCAGGACGATCTACGAGATATTGATAATTAAAGTAGTTAACTGGGTTGCGAGTCACGTCCGAACGTCTGCGGAAAATGTCACCAAGTTTTTGAAACGTCCATTCCGACATATCGAATCGAATTAGTTTCAACAAATATATAAAAATATGTTTAAAAACAATGTTTTATAACATGTTTTTTTAATAAGACGTAAAAAAACTGTATGATTAGTCCGGTTAGAATGGATAAACTAATGATATTTTACACTTAAACTTTTATTTTATCGGGAATTTTTGAGACACATCTAATAAAATAGGTTAATATTTAATTAGATGTTTTAAATAACTGGTGATATTTTTCTAAATAAGCAGCTAAACCAGCCAAACTATCTGGCGCATCGTCCTCTTTGGTTGCGGTTTTCATCAGTTTAGTAGTCTGATTAATGAATCTTTTTAAATCAGGCGTAGGATTTTCAGGAAAATAAAAGTAAAGTTTTATCAATCCTGCATTAGCCAATATACGCCCCATTTTGTTAGACTTAGCAAACTGACCGAATACTTCAAGGTTAGGACATAGTTCACGTATTCTACGGCTGAAATATGCCCCGAATGAATTAGATTCAATGATTAGTTTATTAATCCCGTGTTCTTTGATCTTACTTTGAACCTGACCTTCCTGTATGGTTAGATTGTTTTGGTCAAATACCGCATCAACCACGTAAACCCTATCACCGTAAACCCTTGCAATAGGCATAGCAAAGTTATCCGTTCCTTCATCGGCTGTGTCAGCAAAGGCAAGTGTGAAGTATTCCATATTCTCAGGAAATTCGCTGTAAGTCTTTAATGAAGATCGTGGAAGTACCAATCCGTCAATCTCAGTAATCCATCCACCAAGTACAATATTGTCATATTCTTCTGGGTTTTCTTTCTTCATCCTCTCGTAGTCAGACAAAATATTGCTCGGCATTAGACTAAAGTCGCAATCTAAATAGCTCGAATGAATGTACATAACGTTGTCAATGATACAATTTTCCCCACCGGATAAGCCTTTTTTCTCAAAAAACTCTTTAAAAATCCAGTGCTCCCGGTCAGTAGGGTTAAGGATCAGAATTGAAAGATTTCGCTTCTCTGTATCCCTAATCGAATAGAATATCTTTTTGAATGTCTTGTAGTCAGGCAACTCTTCGGCTTCGTCATTAATGAAGCAATTAAATCCTGATAGCGACTTTAAATTAGCTGTTTGGCTCTTTTGACCTGGTTTGATGCCTTTAAACGAAATACGGTTATTTGCAGTCTCGATATGGGATTCAGTGTCTTTAACTTTGCTTTGGTAGTTCAGTAATTCAATTTTGTCGCTTACTTCAGGCTTAACTGAATCGGTAATTGTTGAATTGGTAAACCGTGTGTAAAGGATATTCCACGAATAATCAACAAGTGCGATTAGGGAGAAAATGGAAACCGAGAACGATTTAAGCGAATACCGACCCCCTGTTATTATTACCGTGTCCACCTTGGGGTTGTAGTTTTTATTGAATAATCTAAAAAGTGGTTCAAACTTATTCGATATTTGAAGCTCTTTCATTCTCGAAGTCTTTAAAAACTATGGTAGTAGGTAAAGAATGGCCGTTTGTGGTCATATCCATTTTGGTAGGCATCTTATACCCCAACATCTCATTAATCATGCCTATTGCTGTAGTTTTGCTATAAAGTTTAATCTTAACATACTTAACTTCAACTTCCTGTTCATCGTCACCATCAGTCTTATATACCCTTGTCTCGGTCTTTGTATCAATACTTTCAACTGCTGACATTACATCAGGATTACTTTCTTTAATCTCATCCCAAGTAGCTAACTCTGTCCATGTATCGTGAAGATGTGAAATACTTGAATAAGCAATCTTTGCAAGTTCCTGAAGGTTACGAAGTTTAGAAATTCCGCTTTCTTCTTCAAAATTGTTTTTGATTAATTCGATATATTGTTTCAAGTAAGGTTTGGTAAGGTTCTCATAGGCAATCTGTTTCGCTGAATCTTCGCTATATCCGGCAGCCCTTGCAGACCTTGCACCATTCCAATCAATGATGTATTGATGGCAAAAAAGCCTTTCCTTTTCGGTTAGATAGGCTCTCAATTCATCAATCGTCTTTTGTTTTACTTCTTCTGCCATAACCACAAATCTATGTAAAAAATATTTTAATTACAAATAAATATTTTAAATCTTGCAATCGAATAATTTTATAAACTGCGGATATTTGTCTCTGAATAAACGTGTTTTTAATGTATTTTTATATGCTGTATCTAAATATTCATTGAATGACATTTGTAATACGAGGCCATTTAATCCATTAGTATAATTTGCTATTTCATCGTAAACAAAATAGAATGGACTATTTTTATAATCTTTATGTTTCATAACAAAAGGAGCGGCCTTATATTTTAGAATTATTTCAAATCGTTTAAATAATAATTCCAAATCAGTTATCCAATAGTTTTCAGATGTTTCATTATTTGGATTAAAACCACAAAAACAATATAATTTAGTTCTTATCCACTTTACATTTGGCTTTCTTTCAAAATACATTTCTGAAAATAATTTTAAATTTTCTTCGATCTTATCCTTATACTCCCATAAATCAAAAGCAAAATAATATGTAAAACCACCCTTTCCACCATCATATTTTAATCTAAATAATCTTTCAATTCTTTCCTTGGTTAGAAGTCTAATATCCATTCCTTGTCGATATTGGATTGGCTTATTTATTTCTTCAAATCTGTCAAATATCTGGAAAAGGTTTTTATTTGGAAGACCTAAAATATTATCATCAAGTAATACTATTTTTTTTCTTGATTGATCGTAAAATTCATCTATTGAACTATGAATATTTACTTTATTTAGGTTCATATTTACGCAAAATGGGCAATGGCGAAAACATCCCCTCGTTGTATATCCTATTGAATAATCAGTATAAAACATTTTGTCTTTAATTATTTTATATGCTGATTCGTAAGCATTATAATCAGGTTTTATATGTTCTATTTCATAAGGTAAAGGATCTGATTTATCAAAATAAAATCCAGTTCCACCAATATTTATATTTGGTAATTTATATATAAAATCAGGAGTTTCAGTATCAGTAAATGCCTTTGAAATATAAATCTTATCATAATATTTTTTAAACAAAGTCATTGGGTTAATGTCTTCAAATGTGGCTAATTCAACATTGTTGCCAATTGATTTATGATATGCAGATATTTTCATAATTGCCAAATTTGGGAAATTATGATTATCTCTTTTTAATAAATCATTATCTATGATTGCAATATTCATAATTAATTTTTTATCCGAAAACCCCGCATCGTGTTAAGATT